TCGTTGTGTAAAAGATTACGATTTTCCGCCCACTCTAATACTTTCTGTTTTATATTTTTCATATCTATTTAGTTTTGTTTGGCTAATATAACTATTTTTTTGAATTCGTCAAGCGAACGTACTAAAAAATATTTAAAACCTTTACTTTCTAATTGTTTTTGTACATATTTTTGTATTTCACTTTGTATTCCCTTTTCATTTTTAACCTCAATAAATAGAGTTAAATTGTCTTTAAATAGTGTTAAGTCTGGATAGCCTGTAATATTACATTTTACAACTTTCAAAACTAAATAACCATTCTTTTTGGCTTCATTTATTATTTTACTTTGGATAACTGATTCGAGCATAGTCTTTTTTAAAATAGTTGCTTGTATATTTCTTTTTATTTTTTACAGTTCTATAAATATTATTTTCAATTCCACCTTTTGAGAATATCCAAAAAACCTCATTACTTAATCTATCTTTAGTCGTTAATCTATCTCTCGATTGAAAGTAAGAAGTAGCTGAAAAGTCTATATTAAAATAAATTAAATATTTTGCTTTGCTTAAATTAACTCCCTCACGACCTGAGACAATTTGATAAGCTATTGATTTGTTAGTATTATTAAACTCATGTAAATCAGTTGTTAATTCATCTTGAAATGTTTGTTGTAATAGTTCTAATTCTGCTTTAAATTTATAGAATATAGCTAATTTAAGACCTTTAAATCTTTCTTTGATAAACTTTGCTTTGCTATCATCTAAAATCATTGTATTACCACTTTCAAATTTAATAGTTCCCGAATACATTTGATGAAATTTACTCATTAATTTAACTGCAGTATCTCCTAAAATAACTTCGTTTTCTCCCTCAATAACTAAATCTTTAGAAAGTTTATCGATTAATTGATATGTTATTGGTTTCATATCACAATAAAGTATATTTTCTTTTACCTCAGTTTCAAAACCTGCTTCCTTTTGTGTGAATGTAATTAAATAATTTTTTATCTTACTGTTTATTAATTCAACATTAGCATCTGAGTAATCATTAAACATTCCATATGATACTCTTTTTTGTTGTATGTTAACATAGTTTGAAGCCCAATTATAAAATGTTTGTTCAGTAAATGGAGAGTAATTAGATACCCAAAATTGGTGGTAAATTTGAGAAAACGACTCGGGTGTGGGTGTGCCTGACAAAAATATCATTGGTGACATATGAAATCTTTGAGCGAACTCTTTAGTGTATTTACCAGGTTTAGGAAAAGCACCAAATCTATGATGTTCATCGTGAATAATTAAATCAAATTTACCTAACACTTTACTCATAGATTCATCGTTAATTACTTCTAATTCAAAGTTAAATTTAAAGTTATTAAAATCATCTAAAATAGAAGACATAGCTTTTTTCTTTGTTAAAAATAATACTCGTTTAGCTCCGTATAGTTCTGCAGTATTTAAAGCAGTTAAAGTTTTTCCTGTTCTTACTTCCATTGATAAATAAACTATCTTTTTAGATCGTAATATTTCAACTGCTTTTTGTGATATTTCTATTTGATAATCTCGAAGACTTAATTTGCTTTTATCCATTGTATTATTGTTTTTCGTGAAACTCCTATTAATTCAGCTACTTCTGAACGATTAAAGTCTGGGTTTTCTTTATAAATTTCAATTACTCTTTCTTTTTTATTTAAACTTTTATTCTTTTGCAAAGTATCTTTATACTCATTTACTTCTGTGCTATTAATTTTAATCTTTTTAGCCATTGAAATAAAATATTTTGATAGTTTTTCAGCTTTTAAAATAGATTCCTTAGTAATCAAATATAAAGGTTCGTTTTGATCATTATCATAAACTTGTAATGTATTAATAATTAAAGCAAATCTAGGAATATAGGACTTTTGTTTTGGTAACATTGACTTCATATATTCATTTTCATCATCTGAATTTTGAATATAAGTTATCTCATTAAATATTCTTTTTAATTCAATTTTAGCTTCAGCATCAAAACGTGATATAATTGGTATTATTTCTCCGTCATTATCCGTTTTTACTATCTTTTTAAATGATTGAAATAAATTAATAATATAACTATTATACCATTCTAAAATATCTTCGTCCATTTCTTCATCGTTCCACTCTTCAATTTTTACATTAGGAAAAGAAGTTAAAACCCTGTCAATAAATCCATTATCTTTGTTTTCAATTGTAAATACTGAACTTAAAACACTCGGTTGAATACCACCTAATATTGGTATAATAGGACTTGAAACAAAATTAGACTCGCTTGTTTTTCTATTTAAAGCTATTGCTTTATTGGACCAACTAGATAACCAAAATTCAAGGTCTGAACCAGCTCTATATTTATTCATATCTTTAAACCAACCTGCTAACTCATCTTTCATTACTGCTATTCCGTTTTTATTTTCGGAGTGCAATTGAACTAATGCTTCAAGTGTAATATCCGAAACAATAAACTGACTTTTAATAGGTTGCTCGATATGTTCTGTTTCTGCTTTCTCTTTTTTAGTCAAAGCATTATATTCGTTAAATCTTTGTGAATTTTTAGCATACTTTTTAATTTCTAAATTATTTAAAAAGTTTAATGGACTTATAATAATATCAATATTTGGAGTTTTACCTACTCCAGCTTTACCAACTATTGCAAGCCAAATATTAACACTTTCAACCCATCCTTTTTTTACTTCACATTTAACAGTATTACCAATTATAATTGACATTAACCAAAGCATTGAACAACCCATATAATCAAATGAACTGCTTAATGTTCTATTACATTCTAACATATAATTTTGAATAGATAAAGGAAAAATTTCAATAGGAAAAGCTAAATCTTCTTGTTTTACTTCAATTTCTCTTTCTAATTGTTCAACCTTTCTAACTATTCTACTACCAAAACCTTTTGAGTAAATATCTTTTGAAGCATCTTTAAAATTACCATTGAAATATTTATATGTAAATACTTGAAATGGAGTTAATAAAGTTTCATTTGGGTAAATAGTTCCTGTAGAAAAAAGAAACATAAAGCCTGTGTCATTAAAAATATATCCTGAATGTTCAGAAGTTGCTCCGTGTCTTTTAATTACATTCTTATCTTTTAATCTTCTTACTATTGTAAAATCTGATTCGATTAATTCCCAAACAGTTGTTTTTTCGTTAAAATCGTCCCAAGGTTTTATTTCATTTTCATTATATTCAGTAACTTTTTTAACTACTTCATTAATTGGACTTTCATTTATTATATCTTTTTTACTATCAAAGTATTTAGATACTCCAAATAATACTTCACGATCGTGTATAGATATGTTTTGAATTTCTGAATAGCTTAATTTACTTACTTTTCTTTCATAAATAAAAACATATCCACCAACTCCCCTAGTTTCAATAATAGCTTCTTTACAATCACTTAAAGTTGCTATCTTTTGATTACCTCCAACTTGTTCGCATCTGTATAAAATATGATAACCATTTGAAACTGTTTTATAGATTACAAATTTATCTTCAAAGTCTGCTATATTGTCTTGTAAAAAAGATAAATATTCATTCCAAAATTCAGTTTGTTTTTGAAGTGTTGGAAGTACTTTTAAATCAATATCAAATACTTCTAGTCCATTATAACCAGTGCAAAATCCTTGACCTTTTGTACTATCTAAATTATATGCATCTTCAAAAGCATCTTTATTAAATGGTATTTCTTGCCTAATTTTCCAAGGTATATTTGGAATTTTCTTTTCTCCTATTGTAATAACTGAATAGCCATCGTCGAGAAACTTTTTTAACTTACCTAATTCTAATTTCATAATTATTTATTATAACTTACAACGTACGTACTATCTAATAATAAATGAAAATCAGCTATTCTTTCTTCTAATAAAATCATTACTGTAAAATCATTATCCATTATAACTGCGTCATAACTATCTTCAAAAAATGTCAATTCAAACATTTCTATATTATCATAATCTTCAATTAGTTTTGGAGGAAATAAACTATCATCAAAAAAATACTGTTGAATAAACTGTTCTTTTTTAAAATCTAATTTTGTCTTGTTATTTATTAAATCTTTTAATTTATTTAATACTTTTTTATTTTTAGATTTTTCAGTCCATAACACATCATATATTAAGCCACCAAACTCATAAATACTTTTTATTTTATCATCAGTCATAATTTTATCATTTAAATATTTTTGTTTCCAACTATCTTCATTTTGTCTAATTAAATATAAACCTTTTACTTTTGTTTCATCAGGGTAATTTAAACCCCTCCACATTGTTGTAAATTTCAAATCACCTATTAAGCATTCAAATCTATTTTTAACTTTATTAATAGTTATTTTTTTTCCTGAGCAATAAAGAACATATTCATATAAATCATTAATATGAATATAAGTTTTATCTATAGAATAATTTATTATTAGTAAATCAATATCATCTTTAACAAAATTAAATTCTGAAAATTTTTCCACATTAATTTTCCATTGCATTTTTTGCATTTCTTCCATCTTAATTGTTTTTTACTTTTGGATTATTCACTACTGTTAATGTCGTTCCATCATTTAAAACTGTTGTTTCAATTGTGTACGCTACATTTTTTAAAACCATTGGTTTGGTTTCTTTCTTATAACAACTACATAAAGTTGTTAACACTACTACTACTACTACTTTTTTCATCTGCCCCTATTTAAACTGCGAAAAGCTTGTCAATTTTCGGAGGGCAGTCCTACTAATTAACAAGCTTTTCTAATAATTTCTTTATATCTCTGCCCTGATATGTTTACAAATATAAACATTATATTTCAATATACAACATTTATTTGTTATTTATATTCATTCTAAATAAGATCAGGTGTTACCTACTGTAACATTTTTAGTAAAAGGTTACAGTAAATGTTACAGTAAATGTTACACTTTTTTACTAAT